CCCTTACGGTGTCTTGTATGGCTTCTTAGAAGTCATCTTCCAGGATAATCCTTTATACTGTGCCCCAGTCTCCAGTACCTTTTCCACTTCATCTTTGATGCTGGAGAAATATCCGTAAAAATCAAATTGTTTGCTAGCGTCTGGAAGTGTCACATGGTGAAAGCGATTCTCGCAATCCGTAATATGTTCTATCAGTTGATCATATAATTCCGCATCCTCGATCAGACCGATAGATATGGTGTAATTTTTATATAGTCCGATGGTTTCAATCTTGATGTCTCCATCTTCCGATCTCTCCGCATATTTTTCCAAGAAATCCAAATTTCTCTTGATAGATATTAAAGGGATGTTATATGTAATTCCGTCTATGATCAGGCCCTGTGTATATTTCTTTTCCATACTTCATCCCTTCTTATCCTTCTGCGATTCCTAACCGTACCTCTTCATTCTGAATATGCGGCAAGAACAGTCTGCCGCATGTCTCCCCGTCCAGAATCAATGACGCATCTATGGAGCCGCCTGTCTCCGGCATCCTATCGGCAATCTTCTCAGCAAGCGCATCCATCCAGCCTGTGTTCTTTTCCAGCGGTAATACTGCCTCTCGACCTGCTTCTCCTATTTCCGCCAGAGCAGCTCCTGTGGTAATACCTCCACTGGCAAGTCTCGGAATAGATACTCTTCCTATTTCTGATAGATTGATGCTAAATGATTTTCCGCCCAGTCCCGGCACCCAATCCGGAATATCCACATGGATGCTGTTTAATGCCCGAATCATACCATTAATGGCATCTATTACTCCGTTTGCCATTGTCTCGACTATCGACAAAATGCCATTCACGATATCTTTAAATATCTGTTTTGCATCTGCCCACATCTGCTTCCAGTCGCCCCGGATCAGATCGCCGATAATCGCGAACACACCTTTTATCACTTTCAGCAACGTCGTAATGATATCTGCTATAATATCCGCCGCAAACTTTACCTGTTTTCCCAGCATACTCAAAACAGGCATGAGCAACGGTAAAACGTTGGATACGATCCATTGTAACGGTGCTTTCAGATAATTCTCCCAGAATAGCTGTATGTACTCTATCAACACACCGAGCAGTTCCATAAAGGCATCTATCATTGGTTTCAGATGACTCTGGTAAGTATCATCAAACATAGCTGCCCATTCCATCAATACCGGCTGCATGCTATCATTCCAAAAATCCAGAAAAACACCCAGCAGATCAGATATATCTGTGGTAAAACTGTCAATGAACGGTGATATATAATTGAAATAAAGACTATTAAACCCGTCTCCCACCTGTCCGACGATATCCGATATTGTTCCTGAGAACAGAGCCAGTACATCTATGATGTCTTGTACCGCCGTTGCAATATCATCCTGGTTATTTACAAACGGATCCAACAACAGGTGTAAAATGTCATCTGCAAACTGAGTTGCAATAGAGGATACTGATAAAAAGGCATCCGAGAACATCTGAATCAGATTCGCAGTCAACTGTTGCCCGGAATCACTTCCAAACGCTGAAAAAATCAGCGCGAACGCTGCTGCCGCAGATGCAGCCAATAGCAAAATATCTGCTCCGATATCAAACATCTGCGTGAGATGCTTCTTGATATCGTCTTTGTTGTCATCCAGGTACTTCTTAATTCCCCCGGTAAGGTTCTGCGCGATGGTCGCACCTATGCTGACAAAGGATGCCGCAATTGTCCCCAGGCTGGTGGCGAATGTAACAGCAAAGTTCCCTGCCGCATTCTTCACAGAATCCGCACTGAAGATATCTATAAAGCTGTCCTTTATGGATGCCAGATTGCTACGAATATTCTGGACCTGTCCATCAATTCCAAGCTTTTCAAAGGCTTTCTTCCAGCCTACTGAAAACTCTTCTTTGATCTGCTTTGCAAGATCTTTGACTTTCCCAAGTTTGGAAGCCATCTTATCGCTGACCTGTACTTCTTCGTACATACCAGCGGTACTGCTGCCGCTTCCCCCGGAATCGTTTTTCTGTAATACATTCAGGTCATCGAAAGCTGCCAGTGCTCCTGCTGCCTTTTTTGCAACACCGGATGTCTTTTCCAAGGATTTTGCATAATCGACCTGCTGCTGTTTCGCCCTGGTCCATGTACTCTGCCCATTGAGCAGAGCAATAAACTGATTCATGGCGTTGATGGCATTCGTCAGCCAGTCACACAGCCTTGACAGTGCCGGTGTCACCATAGATACGATGGGAGCCGCCAGTGTACCCAATGCATTGTTCAGGGTGGCAATGGAGCTTTTCAGAGAGGACATCCGCTCATTAAAGCTACTGGAGTACTTGGCCATGTTCTGGATTCCGGTCTTAAAGGATCCTACCATTGCATTAAAGGCTTTCGTGATCCAATTAAAAATAAGCAGAGACAGTGTTATGCCTTTTAACCGGCTGAGCAGTGTGGACATCAAGCCTGCAGACTTCTTTGCAGATTTTCCTACTTTTTCAATCTGTTTTGCTCCCGCTCCCACCTTTTTCTGCTTATCTATAATTTCATCATGCCGCTTCTGCAGAACAGACATTTCATTGTTTGCATCACGTAGTTGGGCTGACAGTTTTTGATACTCTTCCGTAGCCTTTACATCTTTAAATGCCGTTCCATCTTCTTCCATTGCCTCCAACTCACCTTTTGCGTAGGCAATCGTATTTTCGAGGTCTGCGACATCATATTGCATGTTTTTAAATGTGGAACTGCTCTTTTTTCCTCCAAGTTCCAGAAACTTCTCCATTCTGTCATTGAGAGAGGACAGCTTATCCTGAGCCTTCTGAATCTGGTCCTGGACTTCTTTGTAATCATCCGTAGGCATTTTCCGGCTTTCAAGCTCTCGCATGGCTTTTTCCAGATCCTGTGCCTTGCGAGCAGTCTTTTCCATCCGGTTTTCAAGCTGCATCAGCTGACTGGACATATCCGCATTTTCAATTTTCGTCTTGATCCTGATCTCACCATCATATCCGCCAGCCATCTATACAGCCTCACTTTCTAAACACTTTCAGTGCTTCCTCTTCCGTTTTTTTCTTCATCCGCACCATCATAGCATCGTATTCGTCGATTTTCGCAGCTTCTTCTTCGGTGTACTCCTGTCCAGGCTGTTCCAGTGCATAGATCTTCTGTGCCTCCTGGATTGCCTTCTTTTCCGCATCCGACTTTGCTTCCTCTTTCTTTTTCCGTCGTATCTCTATAGCCTGAAGAAAAGAAGACTGTTTGTGGGGCATATTCCACAGCAGACCGCAGAACTTCCACCAGTGCATATCCTCTGTGGCAAGGTCAACCCCGTAGATACTGCGGAAATCTGCGTATATGCGCCACTGATCAACATCATAATCAATCAGTTTCCGCTTCTCCTCGCTGCTTCCGATGCCGTCATGGTACCAGCCATTCATGAGCCACCGGATACATTCCTCTGCACTTTTCCCCTGCGGTACCGGTCTCTCTTCCGTCTCATCATCAAACATGAGGCTCAGGATGATGCCTGCCTTTTCATACTGCGCAAGATCTTTATCATCCTGCACGAGAGCGATCTGTATTCCGATGCGGTAATCGCAATTCACCAGGTAGACCTTATTTGTCCCGGGTTCCAGCCATTCTGTTGGAAGAGGATCCAGCATGACGTTTGTCATTATTTACCGCCCCTTCTCCGCGTATTGTATTTCTGTTTCATCTGTTCAAACCTGCGTCCGAACAGATTGTTCATCACCGGGATCACCTGCTCTACGAACTCAAACAGTGCTGTTTCGTCCGGAACGATATCCCCATAGATATTTCTGATGGTGCCATCGCCGAAGAGCTCATCCAGTGCTGCGATGATCTCCTTCAGATACTTCACGCGGATGTTGTTGATATCCAATGCGATCCTGATATCATTTCCGGTATCTCCCGTGAGCATTTCCTGTGCCTCATGGTCATTCTTCCATTTCTTCATCTCTGCATCGCATCTTTCGGAGATACTGTTGAGCTGGTCAATGATATGAGCAAACTTATCCGCGCTCCGTGCATCTGATACGTTGATCCGCAGGACAGTTACCACCTGGTCATCATCCTCATCCCCGATTGCAATACTTTTATATCCTGTACTTAACTTAACCTGTTCCATATAATTACCATCCTTTCAGAAATGGGGCAGGACTGAAAGGAACCCGCCCCATTATGTTAATTATTGATTAACACCTACGTTTATACATTACCGGTCTGCTTTACAGCCCACTCATATCCGCCCTCGGAAATCGTAATGGTTCCGACCTCAACATCTCCATTGCCGTTGATCTGTATGGAAGATGTAAGGTTGTCTCCGCCAGATCCGCCGGTACTGGACGGGCATACAGTAACCGGTACCCTAATGCAGTCTCCGGACGTTCCAGTGATATCCGTCTTGTAAAATCTGTAATAATAGGTATTACACTTTTCTCCAGTCGGAAACGTCTTGAACATAGTGTTGATTGCTGTCTGCATCTCATCAGACAGATGATCGCGTTCCGGTGTCATGGATAGTGCATACCCTTTTACGGTATTGCTCGCATTTTTCATGTTTACATACTGGTCAGACTGTGTGTTCGGTCCCCAGTCTTCTGTGATTTCTTTATAGCCATCGCCCATCTCAACGATTTTGGAAGTCTTACCGCCCATCAGAGAGCCAATGTCTAACAGAGATACCATGTTAGTCCTATCAAGTGCCATTTCTGATTTTCCTCCTTATTTTTTATAAAAATACTTTAGCTGCATGTTGATTGCATAAGTAGTGCATTTTTCATTTTTTTCCACGCACCCAACAGGGGATGTGCGGTTAATGGATTCCATCTGGATGTGATTGTCCTGAAATCCAATCCTGCTCTGCTCCATCCATGCCGCCAGCTTGTCCAACAGATCCTGTGCGTCGATATTGGCAGTGTTGGTATCGGGAGAACAACGGTAGGCCATCCGAAACGGCACCTGTGCTTCATAACTTCCGCTCACATACTTTTCAAGATAGACCGCCCCCTGCAGAGGGAACAGCCCTATGGATCTGTCAGGATTGATGTCATTGCATTTCACGGTACTGTTATCCGCCGCGAACCCTTCCGGATAATCCGGATATTTTAATACCAGTTCCAGCAGTCCTCTCATTGCCGTACCGGCATCCGTTACTGTAAGTTGCTCTTT